GTGAAGTGCCTCGCGCCATTTTTCTAGTCAAAACTTTTTTCAAATGCTACTTTGTTTTTGCAGATGAATAAGAAACCCAAACAACCCAAAGAGCTTGAGAGCTTAGAAGTTAGCAAGCTGATACCATATGCAAGGAACAGCCGCACACACTCAGAAGAGCAAGTGATTCAAATAGCTGGCAGCATTCAAGAGTTTGGATTCACCAACCCGGTTCTCATTGGAACTGACAATGACATCATTGCCGGGCATGGCCGAGTAATGGCCGCTAAGAAGCTCGGCATCAGCAAAGTGCCTTGCATCCGTTTGGGGCATCTTACCGATGCTCAAAAAAAGGCTTACATCATTGCTGACAACAAGCTGGCACTTAATGCTGGATGGGATGAAGAGCTGCTTGCGATAGAGCTGACAGAGCTAAATGAAGAAGAGTTTGACCTTGGTCTGACAGGTTTTAGTGAAGAAGAGATTGCTGGGCTTCTCAATCAAGAAGAAGTTGAAGGATTAACTGACGAAGACGAAGCTCCAGAACCAGAAGAAAATCCGGTGACAGTAGAAGGCGATGTGTGGCTATTGGGGCGGCATCGTTTGATGTGCGGGGATAGCACTAGCACCAACTCAGTTGAAAAGCTAATGAACAGCCAAAAAGCCGACATGGTTTTTACAGACCCGCCTTATGGTATGTTTTTAGACGCTGACTATTCTGATATGAAAAGCAAATTCAAAGGTTCTACAGGTGGGAAAAAATACAACAATGTCATTGGTGACCACGATGATTTTAATCCTGATTTTATCCATACAATTTTTGCAGTGTTTGACTACTGCAAAGAGATTTTTTTATGGGGTGCGGATTATTATTCAGATTTGATTCCAGAAAGAAACAATGGTTCTTGGGTTGTATGGGATAAAAGGGGCGATGAATCAGCTGATAAAATGTTTGGTTCTACATTTGAGCTTTGTTGGTCTAAAGCTCGGCACAAAAGAATGCTTGCAAGAATCAAATGGGCTGGAATTTTTGGATTAGAAAAAGAACATGACAAGAAAAGAGTTCACCCCACTCAAAAACCTGTTGATTTGATAACTTGGTTTTTTGATTATTATTCAATGCAAGAAAAGCGCGTTATTGTTGATTTGTTTGGTGGCTCTGGCTCTACGCTTATTGCGTGTGAAAAGACCAGCCGAGAGTGTCGAATGATGGAATTAGACCCAAAATATTGCGATGTTATCATTAAACGCTGGCAGGACTTTACTGGCCAAAACGCTACCCATGAAGAAAGTGGCAAACTTTACAACGACATGAAAGATGCCCAAGAAGGATAATATTGCAAAAGACAACGGGAAATCACCAACTGTTCCAGTTTCGACACTTGCAAAGCTGTTCAATCTTACTTCTGTTCGTGTCCAGCAATTAGCTGCTGACGGCATTATTCAAAAGTCAGGACGGGGACGCTATGACCTTTGGCCTAGTGTCCGGGCTTACATTGCTTATCTGCAAGAACGAAAAGTGAATCAATGGGATAGTGACACAGCTGACCCGACTGAAATCAAAAAGCAGCAACTGCGACGAACCAAGGAAGAAGCCGATAAGCTAGAACTTGCCAATGCTAGAACCCGGGGTGAACTTATTCCTGTCGAAGATGTGGAAAGGGCTGGTCAAGAAATCATGGCAGCAATAAAAAACGTAATTCTAAATGATGCAGTGACCGATGAAGCAAAAGATAAATGTTTAAAAAACCTATCAGGTTTAAAAATCAAAATAAAAGGATTGAGTGAGCAAGGTTGAGAAAATCATTCAATCATGGCTTTCGGTTTGTGAACCGCCGCCAAGAGTAACAGTCTCAGAGTGGGCTGATAAGTACCGTTTTCTCTCGCCTGAGTCATCAGGGCAGCCGGGAAAGTATTCTTCTGACCTAACGCCATATGCTCGCGAATGGATGGACTCAATCAATGACCCGGAAGCAACTGGGACTGTGCTGATGGTGGGGGCGCAATTAGGAAAGACTGAAGTTCTAAACAACATGATTGGATATTTTGTCGATGTCGAGCCGTCACCGATGCTGATGGTACAGCCGACGATTGAGATGGGTGAAGCGTGGAGCAAAGAACGACTTGCACCGATGTGCCGGGACACGCCTAGAATTAAGGACAAGATTGCAGACGTAAAATCGCGAACTAGTGGCAACACAATTCTGCACAAAACCTTTCCGGGTGGAAACTTGGCGATTGCTGGAGCTAATGCCCCGGCTGGCTTGGCGTCACGTCCAAGGCGGGTTGTTTTATTGGACGAAGTTGACCGCTACCCAGTCACAGCAGGAAGCGAAGGTGACCCGTCAAGCTTGGCTATAAGACGAACAGAAACATTCTGGAACGCTGTTATCGTAATGACATCAACGCCGACCGTAAAAGGCCGGAGCAGAGTCGAGAGTGAGTTTGAAGCAAGCGACCAGCGAAGATTTTACGTTGATTGCCCAGAATGCGGCTACTCTCAAAGCTTAAAATGGGTCAATGTCCAATGGAAAGCAGAAGACGGCAGTGACGCATGGCTGCAATGTGAAGGTTGCAAGGCAAAGCTGACTGATGAGCAGCGGATTGAGATGGTCAAAGCAGGGAAATGGGTGGCAACCTACCCGGAACGCACAAGCCGGGGCTATCATTTGCCCGGAATTGCATCACTTTTTCGGCACAAAAAGGGTTATAAATCGCGACTGCACCAGATGGCTGCCGACAATATTAGAGCCAAAAAATCAGGAAAAGAGACGCTTAGGACGTGGATAAACACGTTTTTAGCTGAAACTTGGGAAGATGAAGGCGAAAGTGTAGCATGGGAGCCGTTAATGCAACGCCGGGAAGATTGGGGTGATTTCCCGAAAGATGCGCTTATCCTTACCGCTGGCGTTGACATTCAAGGAGACCGCTTTGAGGTCGAGATTGTCGGCTGGGGTGAAGGAGAAGAGAGCTGGAGCATTGACCATTACAACGTCATGGGTGATTTCAACTCACCAGACACACAGGCCGCGCTTGATGAGATACTGCAAAAGAAGTTTACACACCCAAGCGGGGTGGAGCTGCCAATCACTTGCACGTTTATTGACTCAGGACACAAAACAAAAGCCGTTTACTCATTTACAAAGCCGCGAGAAGGCCGGAGAGTCTACGCTTGCAAAGGAATGGGAGGCCCGGGTGTGCCGTTAGTTGGAAGGCCGACAAGAAGGGGGGCAGAGAGAGCCGCGCTTTTTAGCGTTGGAACTGACACGGCTAAGGAATTGACTTACTCCAGACTTTCGCTTGGCGAAAAGGGTAGTGGCTTTATGCACTTCCCAAATGACCGCCCAGAAGATTGGTTTCGGCAGCTTGTCAGTGAAACAAAGGTAACGCGCTACAAAAATGGTGTGCCTTACACACGTTTTGAGAACCCAAGCAAAGCAAGAAACGAAGCTTTGGACATCCGAGTCTATGCAACCGCCGCGCTGTCATTGATGCGAGTGAACTGGGACAAGCTCAAGCAAAGCATTCAAGACCCGCCAAAGAAAAAAGCCGCAAAACCAAAAAAGAATGCCCGCAAAAAGAAAGGTGGCTGGGTGAATGACTGGTAGAGTTTGACATTAGTCAAAATTCAATGGCCGACAAAACTGACGAAGAAAAGCTGACATCAGCGTTGGCGATGATTACCAAGATAGAAGCTACTCTTGGAACTCTTTATGAAAAGACGGCTAGTGCTACAAGTTTTGGCGACCAATCTTTGACACTCGCAAGCATCGCTGATTTGGAAAAGAGCCGTGACCGTTGGAGACAAGAAGCGGAAACATTAAAGGCATCAGTCAACCGTCACCGAAAAACTTTGAAAATTCAATTCAGATGATTCAATATCTAAAGCGCAAATTCTCATCGCCCAAAACAGCCGTTCGCAGATTTAACGCAACCCAGTCAAGCCGTCTGACGCTCGACTGGATTACTGCTTGCCTGTCGCAAGATGGTGAGCTTAAAGGGCAGCTTCCAATTCTTCGTGACCGCTCGCGTGACTTAGAACGCAACAATGAATGGGTAAAAGGTTTTTTGCGTAGTCTAGAAAACAACACGCTCGGCGAAAAGGGTGTATCTTTACAGGTAAGAGCAAAAGAGCCGAGTGGACAGCTTGACGAAATCGCAAACAATATTATTGAGAGAGCTTGGAAGCAATGGAGCAAAGTCGGCAACTGCGAAGTCACAGGACGGCACTCATGGGTTGACGTTCAACGCTTAATCCTTCGCTGCATTGCCCGTGATGGTGAAGTTCTTATTCGTATGATTAAGAAAAATACCGGGTTATGCTTGCAGATTCTTGAAGCCGACTTGCTTGATGATAGTTACAACGCCCGGGCTGAAAACGGTAACGAAATCCGGTTTGGTGTTGAGTTTGATTCATACCGCCGACCAGTTGCTTACCACTTGCTTGGCAACCACCCCGGAGATTCTCAATTCAACGCTGATTTCAAGCGTCGCATCAGAGTGCCAGCCGAAGAAATCATTCACCCGTTTAAGACTGAGAGACCAGAGCAAAGCCGTGGCATTCCTTGGCTTGTTAGTTCAATGAACAGGCTCAAGATGTTAGACGGCTATGCAGAAGCCGAACTTGTTGCAGCTAGAACCGGGGCCGCAAAGATGGGTTTTTTCACTAAAGCCACACCGGACGGCTGGACAGGTGAGATTGATGATGACGGCAATCTGCCTGTTGATTCATCACCCGGCACAATCGAAGAACTTCCTGCTGGCGTTGATTTCAAAAGCTGGGACACCAACCACCCAAATTCTGGTTATGGAGATTTCGTCAAATCTTGCCTTCGTGGAGTCGCTACTTCTCTTGGCATTAGTTACAACGCTCTTAGTAATGACTTGGAAGGAGTAAACTACTCAAGCATCAGAGCCGGGCTAATTGAAGAGCGCGAAGTCTGGAAAGCCGTGCAGCGCATGATGATTGACCACGTTCTGGAACCAGTGTTTGAAGCTTGGCTTGAAGTTGAGCTTCTTTCTGGCCGCCTTGGTTTACCATTCGACAAGTTTTTCAAGTTCAACGCTCCAGAATTCCGGGGCCGCCGCTGGGCTTGGGTTGACCCCAAAAAAGACATGGAAGCCGCTGTTCTTGCTATGCGTAACCGCATCAAACCACTTCGCGACATCATTGCCGAAGCTGGGGATGACATCTATGACGTGCTTGCGAAGGTTAAAGAAGATGAAGAACTTGCTGCAAGCTATGGCTTGAAATTAGACCCTGACCAAATTGACAATTCTGAGATTGTCGATGAGCCAGAAGAAGGTTGAAGAACTGTCACACCGCTCGTTTGAGTTAAATCAACGGGCTATCAACGAAGACGACCGCACGATTGAAATTGCGTTTTCTTCTGAAGCCGAAGTTGAGCGCGGATATGGCACTGAAGTGCTAGACCATCGCTCTAAAAGCGTTCGCCTTGACCGTCTAAACAACGGCGGGGCATTCCTGATGGAACACAACCGCAACGACCAGATTGGTGTTGTAGAGCGGGCATGGATTGACGACGACAAAAAAGGACGTGCAGTCGTTAAGTTTTCAAAATCGGCAAGAGCCGAAGAGATTTTCCAAGACGTGAAAGATGGCATTCGGCGATTGGTTTCTGTCGGCTATCGAATCCACGAAATGGATTCTGAAAAGATGGACGGGGGACGGGAGTCTATCCGGGCAACTGATTGGGAGCCATATGAACTCAGCTTGGTGAGCATTCCAGCCGACGACTCCGTGGGAGTTGGCAGGGGAATGGAAAACAAAACAACGGAAAACCAAAATTTAAAAACTGAAAATATGTCCGAAAATAAAGACATCCCATCGGCTCCTGAGCAACGCTCCGTGGAGGTTATCAACGAAGCTCCCCGTGTTGACATCAACGCAGAGCGTCACAGTGCTGTTTCTGCCGAGCGCAGCCGCATCGCAAACATCCAAGCAGTAGCCGAGCAAGCTAAAGAGCGCGGCATCAGCCTTGATGTAAGCAAAGCTGTTGCTGAAGGCGTATCTGCTGACGATTTCCGTCAGGCTGCATTCGACAAAGTTTGCGAAAAGAAAGCTGAGTTTGTCCCAGCCGACCTTTCCAAGTCTGAAAAGCGTGACCTTGGCCGTTTCGACCTTGGAACCGCTCTTCGCGCTCACTACTCTGGTGCAAAGCTGGACGGTGCCGAGCGTGAGATTGTTGAAGAAGGAATTCGTGAAGCTAAGAACGCTGGCATCGGTCAGTCTCGTGGCATCATGCTTCCTTCGTTCTACGTCAACAAGCGTGACATGACCGCAGGAACTGCCAACCAAGGCGGTAACACAATCGCAACTGATAAAGCTGGTCTTCTTGATGACTTCTTTGCTTCATCAGTAATGAATCAGCTTGGTGCTACTGTTCTTACCGGACTCTCTGGCAACCTTGACATTCCGATTCTTGCAGCCGGAACAGCAGCCGCTAAAAAAGCCGAGAATGTAGCAGCCGACGAAGTTAGCCCAACCACTTCACAGTTGAGCCTTACTCCTAAGCGACTTCCTGCATTCATTGACATCAGTGACCAGCTTTTAGCTCAGTCATCTTCCGCAATTGAAGCAATGCTTCGCGGACACCTGACTGCTCAGATGCTTGAGACTCAAGAAAAGGCATTCTTCCACGGTGGTGGAACCAACGAAGCAAACGGCGTTGCCGGAGCTTCTGGAATTGGTTCAGTTGTTGGTGCAACCAACGGAGCTGCTCCTAACTATGCTAACATCGTTTCTCTTGAAGAGAAGGTTGACGCTCAGAACGCTCTGCAAGGTGGACTTGCTTATGTTACAAACGGCCAAATCCGTGCGAAACTCAAGCAGACCAGCAAGCAGACTTCTGGAGTTGAAGGCAACTTCATCATCTCCGATGGAAGCCCGAACACCATTAACGGATACCGCGCTGAGTTCACTAACGCAGTTAGCCGCACATTAACAAAAGGTAACCAATCTTTGTCATCTGCTATCTTCTTCGGTAACTTCGCTGACTATGTGATTGGCTACTGGGGCGGGCTCAACCTTGAGCTTCTCCGCGACAGTGCTAACGCCAAGACTGGCTTGCACACCTTGGTTGCTAACACCTACTATGATGGTGGTGTTCGCCGTCCTAAGTCGTTCGCAGCAATGCTTGACGCACTGGGTGCATAATTAACCAGAGCGCAATAACAATCGCAAGGACGGTAGGGTTAATCCTTACCGTCCTTTTTTGACTTTTGGGAAAGAACATGAAGAATCTTGAAATCATCGAAGCTTGCTTTGTTAAAGGTGAGCCTGTCGAAGCAGGAGCAATTCTTGAAAATGTAGAAAATGGTGCAGCCGCTCAATTGCTTGTTAGTGGCAGAGCAATTATCGCACCAAAAGCAGAGCCAAAGCCAAAAGCCGAGCCAAAAAAGAAAGTTGCCAAAAAAGCAGCAAAGAAAGCAGCCAAAAAGGTAGATGCAGACAGCGATAGCTAACAGCATCAAAGATGCTTTTGTGCAGCACCGGGCTGACTACGGTGTAAGCATTACCATTGACGGCCAGACTGTAACGGCAATCGTGTCAGAGTCGCAGTTTGCCCGGGAACTTATGGAAGGCGGCTTTGCTGACGAAGGTGACATTGAAGTAAAAGTCTTACTTTCTGACCTTAGCCAGATTCCAAGCCTTGGAAAGCCCGTGTCATTCCGCTCAAGAAACTTCAGAGTTTCAAGAGTGGGAACACAACCCGGCGCATTGGTTGGTGAAATAAGCTGCCGCCCAGCCAAGCGTTAAAGAAGCTCAAGCAACCGCTTTAAATCTTTTGTGTCAGCCCGTAGTGCTGCACGTTCGTCTTCGTCCATCGCTGGCAGTGTCTTTCTTAAAACGGAAAGCAACCGGGTAAGATGCACAATGTAGTTATCAGAGCCGAACTTGCGCTTTCTCCCTTCATACTCTTCTTTTGTTATTAACCTTGGCTCTTTAGGTGAGCAAGAAATTGAAAGCTTTAGAATCTTTTTTGACGGCTGTGATTCTTTTCCAGCAAGGAATTGAAGCCAGCAAAAACGTGACTCTTCATTAGCAATTGATGCAACTGCTTGGTGATGCTCAAAACTAAGGTGAGCAATTCGCTTATCCATAGGTATTCTCCGGCAGACAGTAGCCAAGGCCAATAATGATGCCCTATCGACTCCAGTCGTCTTTTCGGCTTCTTCAAACATCTCTGAAGAAATGCGCTTTTTAAAGTTGGTGCCGCCGTAAACAAGCCAATCACCCAAAGCCCAGCTAAATCGCTTCGTAGCTTCTCCAAACCTTTGCCCGATTTCCCGCCACTCTTCAAAGGGAAGCTCTGCTTGAAATGTCATGCCGACTTGACCCGGCCCGTTTTGTGTTAATTCAGTTGTCATTTAATTGTATTTTCTACGTTCTTAAATCGTGCATTTCGGCAGTTCTCACGCCCTTTGCGGCTTCGCATGGCTCTAGTCGGCTCAATCCCAAAAGCTTCACACAGGTCAACACAGCGGCGGGAAACGGTAGCTCTGCTCACCTTATGCTCTCGTGCTATCTCAGCCATGCTTTTCCCTTCGTAGCAGAGACCAGAAATAAGGCAAAGGCAATCAATTGTTAAATCAGGGTGTGGCGATGCTTTTAAAAACCCAAGCAAACGTCTCATCATTACAAGCACGGGTGACTCAATAGAATTCGTCACCGTCTCTTCTTCTCGTGGGTCGTATGCCGGGACTCGCTCGCCGTTTTCCCAATAAAATTGTTGCATGAAACAAAATTACACAAAAATTGACAGCTTGGCAAATTTTAATGGCTTACAGCACAAATGGTGCAACTACGGTTGTAAATCAGATTTCCGAGCGGTTTGAAACCGACAGGTTTGGAGTTGATTCTATTGAAATGACGGTTGAGATTCCTAACAACTTATTTCCGCAACATATGCTTGCGGATTTTGCTGCTCACCCAGACTTCTCGACAATGTTGCTTACTCGTAGAACAGGACAGCGTGGCAAGCCGGGTTGGTGGACTGTAAACTATGTTTTTGAAGGTTTTTTGGTTAGCTCACCATCACCAACCTATGAACTAACAACTTCACTTAGTCAGGAGCCAATTCAAACACATCCAGACTTTGCCACTTTTGCAGGAACTCCGTCTAATCCTCAAAACGGTTCAATTTTTGTTGACCCTGATACTGGTTTTAATTCAAACAAAAACAATGCTATTTGGAAGGAGTTTGCTTTTAAAGGAACAGCTAACGAAAAAGCTGGAATTGAATCATATCTAGCTCCCGGTTGTGAGTGGCGTGAAACTAAATTTCAAACAACTAGGCCGACAGGTATCCGTGACGTTGGAACAATTGAATCTCCAGCAGGCTCACCGCCAACTTTATCAGGCCGTGATTGGTTAGCATGGGGGGAAACATATGTTCGTAGGGGCCATATATACCAAGTCACCAGCACTTGGAAGTTATCTGGAAGAAACGGCTGGGACGCAGACATTTATTCATAATGGACTTACACCAAATCTTTCAAGGTGCATATTCAGATTTCAAGTGGAAACAGCTTGGTGAGTATCTTAAGGGCAAGCAGCTTAACGCTGGCAAAGGCATTAAGATTGAGAACAGTACAAGCAGCGGCAGTATTATCTCAGCTAAACAGCCGAGAGACATAAGGCAATCACAAGCCCCACCGTTTTCTGTTTTGAGTTTGCGGCAAACAACAAGCAACACCTATGCTGTTGAGATTCAAGAAGGATGGGTGATTCAACGAAAAACAGGCACAGGCTCTTCTATTGATGCCATTGATTTTCACGAAGTTTATTATGGCAACGGAAATGCAATGTCAGTTCGGCCAAGAACTGAAATAGCTCTTGCAAATAATGAGTTTGTTTATGTTCATTACAAAACTGATGAAGAAGGTTTTATAAAAACAGGAGCAAACGACAGGCCAACAATAATGGTTGCGTCTAGCGTTCCGAATAGTGTGCATCACCAACCACCATCTGGAGAAGCAGATAGCAGTACACATGGAGCTGATGGCAATTATAATGTTAAGCTTTTCAAGTTAACCATTGATAATGGGTTGCCAAAAATCATTGTGCATCAGCAAAGTGATATTGAACACACAAGGCTACCGTCTTTTAAAAATGTTGGCGGGGAAAGATTCATTCACAAAGATTGGGATGGCGTTGAAGATAGGTATCTTTTTAGAACCTTAAAACAAAACGCACCTTCTGGAAGAACTTACGGCAAAGTTATTGTTGATGCGGTTGGAACTGAAATGGCTGATGTAAACGATTCAATCAAGTTTTCCGCTATTGCTGAAAAAGCAAGCAGCCCACAAGTAAACGTAAGTGATGACGGTGCTGGCATTGTTACAATTGAAGGAAATGGCGTAAACGGCTCAATTAGGTTTGAGCAGTGTGATGGAACTGAAATAACTACTTTGCAGTGGAGCGATGGCCTTATTACCGAGCCAAATACCAATTTAACAATTCAAGTGCCGGGCTGCGGTTCTGGCTAGTAAAATGTTCACCGCCGACATAGACACAAGTCGTCTTAATGTTCTTATGGCTCAATTTGCCAAAGAAAGCAGAAAAGAGACTGATGAAATAATAAAAAAGCAAACGGCTATTATTGTCGGTCATTTGATTGCGATGACTCCACCCGGAAAGGCAAAAGGGCAGAACCTTACTGACAGGGGTGGGGTTGCTAACAGTGCTAAAAAGCTTGGTGAAGCTACAATCAAAGCAGATATAAGCAGACTTTTCCCCACAACTAGGTTAAAGCCAGAAAAAGTCTGGGGAATGATTGAAAACGGCTTTCGTTGGGGAACTGGTAGGGGAGCAAAAAAGATTGGCGAATATGCCGAATCTGTTGCTGACCTTGAAAGAGTTCACAGAAAAGCTCGTTCTCCACAAACGGGTAGAGTTAGAACTGGAAGCATTGGTCAAAACATGGCTTTAACAAAAGCGTCAATAAGACGTGAATTTATTAAGCAACAAATCAAAGAAGTCGGAATGCTTAGTGCTGGATGGCTTAAAGCTGCTGAAGAATTAAAGACAGCAAGGAGAGCAGTTCCTGCTTGGATTAGAAGACACGGAAGAAAACCGGGTGACAAAGTAGAACGAAAAACTAGACATGGTTTAGCTATTACCGTCTCAAACAAAATGCCTTATTTTCCCAAAAACATGAATTCTAGAATGCAGAGAGCAATTTATCGAAGGGAAGCAGGCTTGGAGAAAGCACTGCAAGCCATGCTAGATAGAAAAGCCGCTAAAATTAACCAAAAAATGCGCACAAGATGATTAGGTCAAACATAATTAGAAGGCTGCAAAGCTATTTACAAACCCAGTATGATGGAAACATTACAATCTTAACTGAAGAAGATGATGGTGATTTAACGCCACCTTGTGCAGTTGTGCGCATTGGCTCCGCTGAAGACATGGGAGCAAATCAAGCTTACGTTTGGGATTTTAACGTAATTGTTGCAGTGTTCCATGATGCTGATGATGTAACAATCGAAACGGCTGAAACTGACGCTTCTGAATTGTTTGATGAGCTTGCAGATTATAATGATGTCACTGCTTATTTAAATTCTGGGGGCTTTCAAGCATCAGTGTGGCACCCACAAATGATTGAAGCAGGAAGGGAAGAAACTAAGTGGACGCACTTCCAAACTTACAGGCTTATTGCTGGCCCGGCTTAATTTTGACAACAGAAAATTATCATGGCAGTTACAATTAACGGCGCAACCGTATCTTGGGGCATCCCAGCAGCAGGGAAAACAGTAGCAGACTCGCTTGTTGCTGGAATCGTTCAAGACTTTGAAATTTCAACTGACGGTAATGTCTCCGAAATTGCAGATGAAGACGGTGATATGGTTGCCAGAGTTGACCACGGTGCAAAAAACACTGTCACGTTTTCAAGCTTAGTGACTGCTTCATCTCCAGATTTACCAGCCAAAGGAACAGCAGTAACATTTGCCGCTGCAATTGATGGTGTTGATTTAAACACCGGAGAAGCTTTCGTTGAGTCAGCAAGTATTGCTCATGCTGGCACAAATACAGCAACCGTAAGCTTCACGGTTACACATTACCCAAGCTTCAGCTAATGGCGAGCCTTGAGCAGCTACAGCAAGCAATCGAAAACACACAAGGGAGAACTCCCGAAGAAGTTTTAGATGCTTTTCTGCCAAGGGGTAAAAAGATTGGTGAGTTTGACCTTGTTGAAGTTACTTACGGGCATTGTTTGATTCTTGAAAACCTAGACCACCCACTCATTAAAAATAAAAATGAAGGGTGGACTGCTACGGATTTAGGGATTGCTTTATTTGTTTTTACAAGGTCGTCAGAGCTGCTGCATGAATTAATTAGAACTGATAAGTTTGAAGAAAAGCTTTATTCTTTTTTGTCAGCAATTCCTGCAAGCAAATATAAAGATTTCGCCCAAGATATAATTTTCCACTACTACGGTGCGATGACTAACGTAGTTGAGATGGAATCCAAAACATCCAACGCTCAAAAAAAAACTCATTCGGGTGGATTCTTAGCGGCATTTCGGCGGTTTGTCGGGAATATAAGTGGAAGCCAAACTACGTAATTCACGAACTACCTTTAAAACAGGTGTTTTCGTTTTCGGCTTGTGCGGCATGGGCTAGTGGAATGGAGCCAAAAAATGGCGGTTACACTGATTGGCAGTTAGACCGTGAAATTGAAAGGTTACAGGCTGAAGAAAGTCAACTTTGACTTTAAAAGAAAATTATGGCTGGCGTACAGGTAAGCATAGGAGCAGACTCAAGAAAGGCTGCAAAAGAGTTAAAGTCTTTTGAAAAGAAGACTCAGAGCATCGCTAAGTCTATTGCCAAAGGATTTAAAGAGCGGGTAGGCCACAAGCTTCTTGATGGCTTATCTAGTGCTGTAAGAGACATACCGCAAATGATAAGCACCGCCGTAACAGCGGCTTCAGACTTGAATGAAGAAGTTTCAAAAAGCCAAGTAATTTTCGGACAAGCATCTGATGATATTCGTGCTTTTGCACAAAATGCTGTTGAATCAATGGGGCTTTCTGAAACTGCTGCAATGACTGCCACCGGAACATTTGGCAACCTATTTAAAACGATAGGCATGGGGCAGCAGGAAGCTGCCAATATGTCTAAATCAATGACGCAACTGGCGGCAGATTTAGGAAGTTTCCACAACACAACAACTGAAGATGCAATTAATGCTATTACAGCAGCATTGCGCGGCTCGTCAGAGCCAATTCTTAGATATTCTGTTATTTTAAATGAAGCTACTTTAAAAGCTGAAGCTTTATCTAAAGGGCTTTATGATGGAGTGGGTGCATTAAGTCCAGCAACCAAAGCTTTAGCCGCCTATAGCTTGATTCTTGAACAGACCAAAGATGCACAAGGAGATTTTGCTAGAACTTCCGACGGATTAGCTGGACAAAAGAAAATCTTAAAAGCTCGATTTGAAGAATTAACCGTTTCTGTCGGCAAGGCATTTCTTCCTGTAATTCAAGATGCTGTAACGGCAATGAATGATTTAGATTTTGAAAATATTTCAAAACACATCCAGACGTTTGGTCAACACATACAATATGCAGTTGATGGATTTGGCTCACTTGCATCTGTTGTTGCAGACTCAAGCGAACAACTAGAAACCTTACTCAACCTTGTTCCGGGGTTAAAAGTTTTAGGTTTGCTTGGTGATTTGTTTCCCGAAACTGTAGAAAAAAAAGATTCACCTTTAACTGAAATACCTGATTTTCTTAAACCGGAAAAACCCGCAGAAATGTCGGAGGAAGAAAGGATTGAAAAGGAATTTGGTGAAGAAGCAGATAAAGCATGGGAAGCAGAAAAGAAATTCAGAGAAGAACAAGCACGAATGCAAAAAGAGCATGATGAAAGGGCAAAAGCTGCCATTCATGCAGAAAGAGAGCGGCTAGAATTACTTGAAAAGCAAAGGCAAGAAAAAGAAAAGCAATTGGCTCTTGAGAAAGCTCAAGAAGGTATTGACCGCACAATGGGGCAAGTTGGTGAAATACAATCAAGTTTGAATGCTGCAATGACTCGCTCATCAATTACCGCTGTATCATCCATGCAAGCCATAGGTGGCGGTGGCGGTGTATCTGGTGAGTTAAACCTACAAAAAACACAAACCGACTTACAGCGGCAGCTAGTTGTTTTAAACAAAGAGCTAGTTGATGCTTTCCGAGAGCAAGCGCAACTATCAAAGCAACCTGTTTCCCAATAACCGCTTTTGACAAAACCTTAAAGACGCCCAGCAAGCACTTAACTCATGGCAATTACAACTGACGAAATAGTCTGGGGCGAGACCTACGATATAAGCGTTTCTGCCCAAGACACAGGCGGCAACCCTATCACCTTAGACGGCACATGGAGCGCGGCTTGCCGTATCACTGAAGACCACATTGGCGGGGATATTGTTCTAAATCCAACCATGACAATTGCCGCCGGGGTAGCCACTACAACTATCGACACGGGCAACGCAGAATTTTGTTATGGCACTTACTACTACGACATCAGGTTGACCGATGCTGACGGGCATGACTATTGGACAAGCCCGGTTCGCTTAATTCTCGCAAACCGTAACAGCCCAAACACCTAATGAGCGTTGCCACCATAGTAATCACAACGACCCGGGCAGGTGCAGCTTCATCTGTAATTATTAACCGTGGCGGTGGCACTCTCAATGAGATTACAAGCGCGACCGGGAGCGATGGGACAGGCGACATTGATTTGCTCAATCTCGACGTCAGCGGGCTTTTAAACGTCACAGGAATCATCCAGCAAGCCGTTTACACCGTGGCAAACCTTCCCGCTGCAAGCGCTCAAGGAAAGCGAGCATTTGTAAGTGATTCAACCAATGGACTTGGAAATCACCACAACCACGTTGTCGTTGGTGGCGGTAGTAATTTTACACCCGTTTTCTCTGACGGCACCAACTGGCGCATCGGCTAAACCTTTAATTTGACACAAAAAGAAATTTAGAATTATGACTGTTACATTCGCAAACACCACCCCGGTCGAATACCCGATTGAGCGCGGCAGGACACACTACATTTCTGCTGCAAGCGGTGACCTTACGGTTGAACGCTACACAGCAGCGGGAGCATGGTTAGCTGTTGACGGTAGCCCGGTTACTGCTGGAACGGAAAAGTTTCTTGTGACCTACTCAAACGGCGACAAAATCAGAGTGACCCCTTCAGCGGCTGGAACTGAGATGGTTCTTGAGAAATGAAGATTCAAAGTGCCAAAGCTGGGATTGGAACTGGACGGGCCGGATTGCAAGCAGCTTCCGGCCTGTTTTCTAGTGCTGGTCTATTTGATAAAGGTGTTAAATCGTTCCATCCGAACGACCTTGACCCTTACCTTCTCTTTGATGCCCAATCTTCAATGATAGGCACGTTGGAGAACCCAACGCTAGACCTAGACCCAAGCAAGCAAGACACGCTTGATGTTATTACGGCTACAAGGGCAGGAACCGCCACGTTCACAGATTTCAACGGTAACATAGCGTCAGCCCCAGCGAACACGGTGCGCGTTGACCACGTTGATGGAGTGCCGATGATTCTGGTGGAGCCGAGTGCGACGAACTTGTTACCTTACAGCGAAGACTTTAGTCAATCAGCTTGGAGTAAAAACAACGTAACACTTTCAAGCGGGTTTTCTGCTCCTGATGGTTCAATGAACGCTTCAAAGTTAGAAGCTAATGCTACTGACAGCAGTTTACAAAACACCTTTACGGTCGCTTCTGGCACGACATACTCTGTTAGTTTTTATTTAAAGACAATAAGCGGTTCGCTTGAAACAGCTATAGCATTGGGTTCTCCGGGATTCCCTCAAAACGAAGGCGAGGGGGGACGGTATAAAAACATCACTGTGACTGATGAGTGGCAAAGATTTACTTTAACGTCTACCGCTGACGCAAATGCGGCGACCGGTATTTCTTTTGGTGGCTTTAGCAGTTTTAGCACAGGCGAAGAAGTCTACATATGGGGCGCACAGCTAGAGACAGGCATAGCCACGTCCTACATACCCACATCAGGCGGTGACGCCGCAGCAAGAACGCGCAACGCTGACGACCTTGTGATAACTGGCAGTGCCTTCACGGACTTTTACAACCAGAGCGAGGGGACGATTTATTTGGAAGCACAGAAGCAAGACGCAGGTTCAATCTATAATTTCACTATTGGAGACGGCACGACATCTAATCGAATTCCGGTAGAGGGTAACTTTGTCTCCGTAACCCAAGGAGGAACGGGACAAGCGCCCACAAGTATAACTCTTCCAAATAATCAAATTTATAGACTTGCTGTGACGTTAAAAAATAATGGTTCTAAAGTCTCAGTCAATGGTGGTAATGAGGTTAACGTGGCGTCGCCGACTTTACCAACTTCTACGGGGATAGCGATTGGCGGGCGTCAGGATGACGGTAACGCCCAGAAACTCAACGGCCACATCAAACGCCTCATCTACTGGCCTTATCACTCAGACAATCTCTAACTCATGGCACTCAATCTATCCACACTGACTTCCAGCGCGACATCTGGTGACGTTCTAGCAGAAGCCCTGACGACCGCTGACTTCCTTGAGCCAGTTCCGGTTCTTCGCAACTTGGCTCGCGGTTCACAAAAGGGCGGCGATGCGAAACAAGGGACAGCCCTAAACCAGCCTAAAGCGTTGCCGCTGGACGCTAATGGGAAAGGCTATCTGTATCTGTCTGGTGTTACTGGGAACTATGCGAGCGTTCCTGACCCAATCGGCTCGCTTGATGACTTCGCGTTTCAGTTTGAGGGACTTGATGCAGGGTCTGTGCGCCCGTTGTCTAACATTACATTAATAGCTCAATATGAAAACACGTCAAACCGCTCGTTTATTATAATTGTCAACCCGCAAGGGAAGGTGAGGGTTTACCTTTATACCGCTGCTGATATTTCCACTCAGTTGGTATATCAAAGCGCATTGGCAGTTCCCACAGATACAGTTGGGATTCGTGTTACGCGAAATGGCACTAGTCTTCAATATTGGGTAGACACTGGGTCAGGTTATAGCCTTCTGTATACAGAGCCTGTTGTATCTGGCCCGTTATATAATGCGGGTTGCCCTATTTACCTTGGTTCTCAACTTACCGCAGACACGCTAAGAGGTAAAATATCTCGCGCAGTCATTTGGGACAACGGCACAGCATCAGGCACACCAGTCCTCGACGTTGACTTCACGGCCACCAACGTGCGCCACGGGGACACCAAGTTCAAATGCGCGACTGGCCAAGTGGTAACAATCAACCAGTCAGGGAATGACCCAGCCACGATTATCAAGAAGCCTGTGTTGCGGTTCGATGGTGTTAACGACTTCATGGACGGCTTGTTAAACCAGACGGTAACTGGTGGTTACATGTTTGCTGCCTTTAGTGTGCTTGGTGATGGTGGAGAAAGTCACGGACGAATTTTTAGCATGAACTCCACAGGGGCAGCGGATAATGCAGCGGGTGGATTTGCAGTTTACAGGAACGCATTAACCAACGGTTACAGAAGCAATTATAACGGAAACACACTTTTCCCTGCCCCCGGTCTCTTCGATGACTCTTTGGGTGATGTGCTGTTTGAAAGTTCTTTTAAGAATTCGTCACAATTTAGCATGGTAAACAATGCCGATAAAGACAATGGAACTGGCACGTTTTCCGGCGTTCTTAGTTCTGAAGAGTTTAAAATTTCTGCTTTTACCACTGGTGGTTTCAACGCCGCAATCGACCTAGAATACCTCGCACTCTTCCCAGCGACCATCACCGACGCCCAAGCTGACGACGTTCGTGAATACATCCGAGCAAAAACTCAAGTTTATGATTTGCCAACTCCAATCCAAAACGATTACAGCGTTGCCTTCGATGGGACTGATGACTATATGTCAATGACGCTTCCGGTCCTTGGTAACACTCACACGCTATCGGCTTGGTTCAAGACAACAGCATCCTACGGCGGCCCAGGTAGCGAAGGAACATTAATAAGCTACATCTCAAGTGGTGGTGGAGGAGATGATAGTATTCTATCGGTAATTACGAACAAGGTCGGTTGGTCTGATTTTGTGGACGACGACCAATATGGAACATCAACGGTTAATGATGGAAATTGGCATCACGCAGTTGCAGTTGTCACGGCGACGACACAAAAGATTTATGTTGATGGTGTGCTGGAGACAACGACAAGCAACGCCTATTCTGCTGGAACTAATTTCTCGTTTGCTACAATCGGAAGGCGAGCTAATGCGGCTCAAAGATTCTTCAATGGAAACATCGATGAGGTTGCGATTTGGGATTCTGCTCTGACCGCAAACGAAGTGAAATCAATTTATAATGACGGTAAACCCGTTGACCTTAGCGGCCAGCCTGAGCTTTACAGTTCAGCCAATAATCTGGTGGCTTGGTGGCGTATGGGAGACAACGACAGCGGAACCGGTTCAGCAGTCACCGATAATTCAGTGAACAGCTACAACGGCACACTAATCAACGGACCAACATTCCAAACAACCACCCCATAATATGGAAAGAACTTACGTCATTATTAACACCACAGAAATTGACGACATTGATTTCAATGCGGTATTGCAAGACTCTCCTGATACGCTAAGGCGTTCATTAGACGGCACTCAAGCACTCGTTAAATTTGAAGGCGACACCCCTAGTTGTTTAAGTGGAAAAGAGCAATTAAACCGGAGCGAAACTTTGAGCTTAATGGCTACTTCGGAATGGACTGAACTAGAACTAACTGACTAATGGAAGACGAACAAGAACCACTTACAGACATTGAGCAATCCCGAGCTGACACTGGGTTTCGTTATTACGTAGTGCAGCCCGACGAACTCTACACGGGACTTGTTGCAGCCGTAGACTCAGACAGGGGCTATCCGAACAAGCAAGGCACTACGCTCACCGGACTTCCACCTGTTGCTAACCTGGCAGAAGCTACTGATGGTAGTGGACGACTCATTGCCATCGACTGCTGGAGATTCACCGCTAACGATGACGCGCTTCTCGACGGCGTTGATGGAGTGCAGGAGTTGACGCAGTTGGAGTTTTTAGCAATTAAACCAGAGCCACAAAACGAACTTGAGTAATGGACAACCATCTACTAACACACCCAATCACTGGAATGCTCGCATCAAGCTGGTCAGCCATCTCTGCTTATTTTAACCATTTTGAGATGGCCATTGGATTTGTGTCGGCAATCATTGGTTTAATTATCGGAATCCTTTCCTTGGCAAACACTTGGCAGAAATTTAAGAACCGCAAAAAATGATTGATTATATAATTGAAAACAAAGAGCAACTCTTCGGAGTCGTCACCGCCGTCATCGCAGCCGCTTCCGCAATCGCTGCACTGACACCCACCCCAAAAGATGACACCATCATCGGCAAGGCTTACAAGCTAATTGACTGGCTGGCGTTGAACGTCTTTAACGCCAAGAAGTGATAAAGCTGCTTACAGCCGCTCTGAGAGCCTTTGTTGCTCATTTAGAATGGAAGCAACGGAATTACATATATGAGCTTGAGGACGCAATTGATGAGCTTGCTGCTGACGGCAGTGCTGCTGCCAAGTTGCGCCTTGAACGACTCACTAAAAGGCTTAAACGAGAGCGCACTCTACGACCCGCCGACAGTGACTCTGATTGACGGCCAGTTTTATCAATTCCAAGAAGGCATACTTCCCGGGCGCGGTCAGAAGTTTCATAGTGACTACTCCTATCGACGCGCCATAATAATCGGCAAATGAAATCTTTTCTCCAAAAACTGCTGGCCTTGTTTTTCAAGCGTGAGCCAAAGCCCGAGCCAGTCAGGAAGGTTGCCATATGCGTAGGCCACAGCCGAATCAACGATAGCGGAGCTAGAAGTGTGGGTGGAGTTAGTGAGTGGGAATACAACAATGCTGTTGCCATCTTTTTAAATGAGAAACTTAAGGAGCGCGGGATAGCATCCGAAGTAATTAATGACTACCCATTTAAGACCTACGGCAAGAGCATGGACTGGGTGCGAGAGCGCACTTGGGGATTTGATGTGGCGCTTGAGCTTCACTTTAACAGCTACACAAGCACGTCAGCGAAGGGTTTTGAGTATCTATTTTACCACGGCAGTAAAAGCGGAGAGAAGTTGGCCAAGGCATTTGCCAACCAGCATGAAGCAGCAATTCCTGCACAAAACAATCGGGGCGCAAAGATGGTGCGGGTTGGTGAGCGTGGTTACAAATTCCTAGTGAAGACAGAGCCAACTGCCATCATCTGCGAGCCGTTCTTTGGCAGCAATCCCGGTGAATGGGTGCTATTTGATGGCAATCAGGAAGCTCTTGCAGACGTTTATGCTGACGCTCTCAAGAATTATTTTGCTGCTTAAACCCTTATAAAATAAGGGATTTTAAAGAAAATCGCTTGGGTGGATAAAAAAAGTCTTTTACTCCCGTGGCATTTGTGAAATAGTCACGGCGATATGAATATTAAAGAGATTATCCAAGCCGCCCTTTATGTTGCAATTATGATTCTTTTAGCATGGGCAGGCGGACAAGTTTAACGGCTGGCAGCCTACTACCGGACCGTGGTGCGTCCTAAATCTACACCTGACAGCCCGGAAAGACGGGCAACCAACTAAAAAAACGATATGAAAAAACAATTCGCAAAAGAAACCTTACAAGAAATCACCCAAGACATTATTGATGAAAGGGGTGCCTTTAATTTAGCAAGTGTCAGAAAGTGGCTTACCGCATACTCTTGGTTTGCTGATGTAGACAAGGCACTGAGCCTTGATGAGCAAAACAAAATAATCTTAAAGACTTTGTAATGAATCACCCACTACTTACAATTATTGCCATTCTTTTAATGGCTCCACTTACCGTTTTGGTTGTTGCACTCAACATGAAGCGCAGCAATCAGAGATATTTAAGCAAGCTAAAACAGCAAGCTGACAAGAAACAAAACAGAAAAAACCAATGAAAACACCAAAAAACGCAATCGCATTGATTGCTGAACTTAAAACACCAAAAGGGCGAAAGAATTCTTTTGCCAAATTTAACTACCGCAATGTTGAAGACATTACCCAAGCGGCCAAGCCATTGCTTGAAAAGCACAAGCTGCTCTTAAACATCAGCGACGACTTGCATGACGTTGACGGCAGACTGTTCGTAAAAGCAACAGCGACCATCTCAGACGGCGATACTGCTTTATCATCAACAGGGTATGCCGAACTAGACTCTAGTCGTAAAGGCATGAGCATGGAGCAAATCAGCGGCTCTGCTAGTTCCTACGCTCGCAAGTATGCTCTAGCCGGGCTTCTATGCCTTGACGCTAGTGAAGACAGCGACAGCCATCAAGCACGGCACACCGTGCAGACAATTACAGCAGCCCAAGCTAAGAAGCTGGAAGCATTACTGACTCAGACAGGCTCAGATAAAGATAAGTTTTTAAAGTGGCTCGGAGTTGATGCCATTAAAGACATTCCGAAAATTGATTTCGTGAAATCAAAAACAGTGCTTGAAAGCAAGATTCAAAACACAATCGAACCGCTCAAATGAAGATTCACGAAGTAAGCAGTGCCGACTATCACACGCTGCTCAAATGCAACCGGGCTGACATATTTGCCCCGGAAAGCTATCTAAGCAAATCAGTGTTGTGGGAGCTTAACAGCAGCAGCCTGTTTAAATGGCGATTTCACCCCCGGGAGTTTTCACCGACTCCTGCCATGCAGTGGGGCAGCTTAGTTGATTGCCTAACGACCACCCCAGAGCTGGTTGAAGAAGAGATAAGAATCTCACCCTTTTCAAGCTACCGAACAAAGGAAGCCAAGGAGTGGCGTGATGAACAGCTTGCAGTTGGAAAGACTATAATCACTCAAGCCCAGTTTGATGAAGGCGTTAAGGCATCAGAGATGCTAATGCAGACCAACGTGCAAAGTGCTGAGATATTTGATGGCAGTCTAAAGCAAGTAATCATTGGCGCAAAGATTAGCGGTGTTCAGTTCAAAGGTCTTGTTGACCTTGCCCCGGTCGGCAAAGATTACCTTGTTGATTTAAAGACAACAGGTATGGACTTTACGCTTGAAGGCTTTAGCAAGGCGATTGCAAATTTTGGTTACCACGTTCAAGCCGGGCTGTATTTAGCACTTTGGAACTCAACACACCCGGAAGACACCCGGCAGCGTTTTAAAATCGTTTGGCAGTCGAGCAACCCACCTTATGAAGTTTGCGTTACAGAGCTTCACCGGGATGAGATTGCGGCAGGGCTAAAGACTGCGCTAAGGTTACTTGGCAAACTCAAACACGCCGCTCAAGAAGACCACTGGCCGATGTTGGCTGAGAATGAAACACCAATCTTAAACCGCCCGGTTTGGGCATCAATGCAAGATGAAGACGATGTTTAACCCATTCCAGCAAGACGTTCGCTTTCGGACGTTGCTCAACTTTACACTACTTGAGCAGCACGGAATTAGAACACTACGCCAAGCCCGAATCATTATAACAGTCTGCATTCAACCCGGCATCTCAACCGCTGAGTTGGCCGATGTTTGCAAAGTTGAAAATGAAACGGTAAGGGCAACGATTAAACGCTGCACCGCTTTGGGGTTAATCAAGCACAAGCGAGTGCAATCAACCGTTAATGGTGGCTTCCTAACCTATCACCCAACACCTGACGGGCTTGCACTAGCTCACAAGTTAAAATGATAATTGTCGGCATAGACAACGGGCTAGACGGCGGCTTGGCGGCTATTAGCTGCCACAACGGTGATTTGATTGACCGCATTAAAATGCCAACCAAAAAAGTAGGCAAAAAGCGTGAAGTTGATTCACTAGCCGTCTACCGTTGGCTGTGTGACCTTCATTCGCCTTATGTTTTAGCCATTGAAGAGCCATTGCCGCACGCGAAGAGCAGTGCAGCAGTGCGCTCTATGGCTCTATCATTTGGCAAACTTGTAGGAATGGCAGAAAGTCGAGTGCAGCAAGTCGTAAGGGTGCAAGTGAGAGAGTGGCAAAAGGCCATGCTTGGCAAGGTGCCAAAAGGTGAAACCAAAGCTTTTGCTTTGCGTGAAGCCAGTAAGCTCTGCCCTGATGAGAACTGGCTGGGAAGCGAAAGAGCCAAGAAGCCACACGATGGCATAATTGACGCATACCTAATTGCGAGACACCACTGGCAACGAGCATGAGCGCACTAACCAAACATCACGACGAACTCAACCAAGCTCAGTGGCTTGTCTCACATTGTCCTAAATGCAAATGCCAGCCGCAACTACAGTATGAGCCGGGTGTGACCTTTGCAGAGTGCAAATGCCGAAAACACGCTTTGCCGGATGAAAACTTTCTAGAACTTGCCCGGCAAATCAACGTGGTGTATGAGCCGCGCTTAAAATATTACCAATTTTCAAAATGCCATTCCCGCAAAGCGTCCTAATTGCAGGGCAACGAATTAAAATCAAACGTGCCGAGCTTGATGATTGTTATGGCCAATACCGCCATGACGACCGGGTGATAGTTTTGAGCAAAGAAATCACTGGCTGGACGCTAGAGACAACCCTACGCCATGAAATGCTTGAAGCATCATTGCTGGTTTCCGGCGTTGGCTGGTGTGAAAACTATGAGCAGGAAGCCGTTGTGCGCTGCATGGATGAAGTATTTTTCCCGGCATGGGAGCGAACCCAAAAAAGACTTAAAGAATGAGTGTTCCAAGACTTAGATTAAGCGAAGACGAATATGCTCTCATAAGGCAGCTCCGTAAAAAGGGCGTGGCAAGCGAGCTTGTAAACCAATGCGATGAAGCCGGGTTGCCGCTCTCAAACGTCAAACACTTTTGGTATAAATCCGAAAAGTTCTCAATTTTCAGCAAGACTGACGGGTTGCAGCTTGAAGATGTCTTTGACCCTATTATTAAAGACGTTCAAAGATACTCGCCGAAGTTCCGAAAGATTAAGCGCAGCAAAATTAAAAACCCGCACTGCTTAATCCTTGACCCTTCGGACATCCATGTTGGCAAACTGGCAGTCAACCACGAAGCTGGTGAGAGTTACGATGTAAAGAAAGCCGTGAGCATAGTTGACTCTGGGATTGATTCACTGATTCAAAAGGCTGCCGGGTTTCCTTTAGATAAAATCATTTTTGTGATTGGCAACGACTGCCTTCATATCGACTCATCAAGCTCTCCAGTTACAAGCGGGGGGACAAGCCAAGACATGGATGGGAAATGGCATGACGCCTTCCTAGCGGCCCGGGATATGTATATAAGGGCAATTGAGAAGTGCTTACCGCTGGCCGATGTTGAAATTATTTTTGCACCGTCAAATCACGACTTTATGAGCGGCTTTATGCTTGCTCAAACAATTAAGGCATATTTCCGTAAATCTAAAAACATCACCTTTGATGTCTCAATAGCACACCGAAAGTATACGAGCTACGGCAAAAACCTTTTAAGTTTTAGCCACGGCGATGGTGCCAAACTTGCCGACACTCCTTTGCTGATGGCGACAGAGCGCCCAGATATGTGGAGCAATAGCGTTCACCGCTATATCTATCTGCATCACATTCACCACAAACAAACCGCTAAATTCATGGCTGGGCAAGATTTTATCGGAGTGACTGCTGAATATCTTCGCAGCCCGTCAGCAAGTGACGCATGGCACGCAAAGAAGGGCTATCGAAGCCCGAAGGCGGTGGAAGCATTCATTCACAGCTACGACAACGGGCAAGTTGCCCGGCTGACGCATTACGTTGATAGCGAGCAGAAAGTCTGCAAATGCGGGGTAAATCTTTACCACCATTATACCCGGGGCTGGATGTGTGAGCGGTGCGATGGATAATTTTTATGACAAACGAAATGAAAATAGACAAAACGACAAGAGACCTTTATAGGCTCACAGAGCAACGACACGAAACCCAAAAAAAAGACTGAAAACGAATGAATTATTTGAACATCCACACCGACATTTTGCGCGGTGTTGAGTTTATTGGAGCCGAGCCAGTAGAGCGAGCCACATGGATTGCGTTGCTGGGTTGGTGTGCGACACAAGAGAATAGCGGTGTAATTAAAGGCTGCAAATCTTGGAAAAACAGGCAATGGCAACAGCTTGCCGGAGTGACTGAAGAAGAAGTTAAAACCATCAGCCCTCTTTATGGTTTTGAAGGTGATGATTTAGTAATTGCATATTACCCTGTTGATTCTGAAAAAGCAGTGAAAGCAAAACGTGAAGCAGGAAAGCTTGGTGGCCGTCCTAAAAAAGAAAAACCAAAGGAAAACCCTGATAAAACCAAAGAGGAAAACCAACTGGTTAGCCATGTGGTTAGCGACTCGGAAAAGCAAGACGAAAACGAAAAGAAAGGAAAGAGTAAAGATAAAGATAAAGATAAAGAAAAGAAAACTAAGAAGCCTCCACCTTCGGTGGATAGTTGGGATTCTGTTTTTCCAAAAGGTGCGTTAAACAAGCCCAAGACTAATCAAAGAAAAATAAGAGTTTTGCGAACCAACTCACAAATGCAGTTTATCGGGAAGTGGTTTGGGAGAAAAGACCAAACGCTTTGGTCGGTTTTGGAAGCGTCAGCCCTTCGTCAACTTGCACCAAGCAAAGAGGAAGTTAAGGAAATGGATGCTTTTAGAAAACAGCCCTATGAATATCACCGAACAAGTGTTTATGCTCTTCTCAATAATTGGGACAGTGATTTGGATAAAGCTCGGTTATTAGCAAAGCCAAAAGAAACAAAGAAAAGAGTTTTCACCAAAGAAATGTTATGAATCAAATTCAAAAACCGACAGCCTTAGAAGCTGAAAAATATGTTCTCAGCGTGGTGATGCAGAAGCTGCCCGGATGGGATGACAAGCCCATTCAACCAGAATGGTTCTACTCGCAGCACTACCGCCGACTCTACGAATTTGCAACGAGCAACAAGCTCCCGGCTGATGTTCAAGGAGACTTGTCCTTGACCGTTGAAGCACTCAAGCAGCGCGGCATGATTAACGGAACTGACGGCGTGGCTGATATTGCTCAAATTTTAGTAAATGCGCCAAGCATTAGCCATTTTGGGCAGAGCATTGAAACCATGCGGGATTGTCACAGCAGACGGCTGGCAATTGATGCAGCCGAGAACCTTGCAGAGCGAGCAGCCGACATGAACGACAAGACTGGATTCATTGATGCAACCGGGCAACCCATGACAGAAGTAGCCGAGTCAGCAACCGACACTGAAACAACCAAAGACCGGGCGGCATTGCTCAAAGCGGTTGCGGATGAATTTGCTGCTTTGGTAGATGGTAAGACCCAGCCGAATGGTTTTGAAGTCTCACTGTCCACGCTCTCGGCGGCTTTGCGGGGATTTAAAACGCCACGGTATTGCGTGATTGCTGGATTCCCCGGGAGCGGTAAGACATTGCTTGCCGGACAGTTCCTGACCGACATCGCCAGCACCGGGACACCTTGCCTGATGATAAGCTGCGAAATGACTGCCCAGCAAATCATGCAGCGGTTCATAGGGACATATGGCAGACTGCCGTCTGAATTGCTCTCAGACCCGCTCTCATACGCCCGGAAGCAAAATAGGCGAACTGTATCCAAAGAAGAGCTAAACGCCTTCAGAAAGGCTTACAGGGCCATTAAAGCCATGCCTTTGCATTTTGAAGAGCCAGTCTCACCGCGAATCGGCCAAATCATTACGATGATACGGCGAGCGCATAAACGCCACGGCGTTAGGGTAATCGGAATCGACTATTTGCAACTAATCCAAGTTGCTGATGCAACCAGCAAGGAGCAGGAATTGACTCAGATTTCACACGCTCTGCAAGGTATCGCCAAGGAGCTAGATTTGCTCATTTTCGTGCTGTCCCAACAAAACAAGGAAGGGCATTTAAAATATGCCACATCCATCAATGAAGATGCTGACTATGTGCTTTCCTTGGTTCAAGATATGAACGAAAAATCTGATAATTATCTTTGTGTTACAGACATAAACGTAAAGAAAGACAGGCACACTGGACGCTCAGGAATGAATTTCCCAATAATTAGAGATGCAGACAAAATCTACTTTCGCGAGTCGTAAAAAAACACTTGCTAAAACATTTAAAAACCTAACAATCACAACGAAATGAAACGCAAGCCAGACACGAAGCTTGGAGAGATTCTTGAAATTCAACCGGAAGAAGTATATGAAAATGGCTTCCGCAAATCCCGCTTTGTAATTGAAACTCCCGGAGCTTATTCTCAAGAGCTTGTCTTCGAGCTACACAATGAAAAGGCCGACATCACCAGCGTCTACCAGCCGGGTGACTTCGTTAAAGTCTTTTACGACATAAAAGGCAACCGTGGCAAAGACGGCAAACATTACACCAATCTCATCGCTTGGCGCATCGAATGTGCTGAGTGATAGAACCAAAAAAAACAACCCAAAATAAAAAAAACAAAATGAACAAGGGAGGAATACTAAGGCTGTCTTTAAACGTCAGCAACATTGATAAGGCCAAGCTCTACAAAGGCAAAAAAGGAGTCTACCTAAATGCTGCTGTATTGCTTAAGGACGAACCTGACGAATACGGCAATGACGGCATGATTGTGCAGGACGTTAGCCAAGAAGAGCGCAAGCAAGGCATCAAAGGGGCTATTCTAGGGAATGGCAAGTGGGCTGGTCAGCGACCAACCGGGGAGCAAGTAGCTGCCGACATCGATGATGGGGACGAAATCCCATTTTAAGATTTTTAGTGTGTGTATTCACGGGGTGGGGGAGAAATTCCCTGCCCCGTTTTTTTGCCCTTTAAAAAAAGGTGTTGACATTAATCATGGGTTTTGTAAACTGCGTCTAAGCAATTGAGCTTTAAGCCAATGCGACAACCGTTCTTTGACAGCCCAGATTCAAGTTTAACTTTCAAAAAATATATTGATATGAGAACACAAGAAAAACCCAAGACAGTAAGAATTCCTCAAAGATTTTATAATGATTCACATGAGTGTGAAACTCATCCACCTAAAATAATTAAGGAAAATAGTAAATCCTATTGGATTGAAAGTGAGCGAAATCGCAGCATGTACGAATTTATTAATCGGGCATTGTATTATGTTCACCCTTTTGGAATTCGCGGCGGCCATCATGGTAATTACGTCCGGGCTGCTGGAAGCCTTCTAAAAGCATTGCACAAAGGTGATGTTCTTACAGAAGAAGAGCGAGAAGAAGCTATTTCAAGTGGCGTAAAACTTAGCTAAATTAATCGACAAGGGCGGGGCTTAATTGCTCCGCTCTTTTTTTGTGCCAACATAGGGGGACACCACAACGCCTGCACTGTCCCTTTTCTTCTGATATATCATTTATGTCATTTATATTATTTATATCATTTATATGGCATAACAGAAAAATCACCTTTTTTGCATTTTGGGGGTTGACCTTAATCAAGATTGTGGTAATTTATGTGCAGATATGAAAAACAAAACGACAACGCACGTCAGCAAAATTGGAGAATGGTTAGAGCTTAGTGCTACAAACGGAAATCACACTGTAAGCATTACGCTATGCTCTGACCCTTGGGTGACAAGCCAGAAGCGCATTGATGCTCACCTTCAAAACCTTATCAAACAAGTTGAAGAATTAGCCAACGAGCTTTCCTCAACTGAGGTTCACATTGACAATGCAACGGCTCAAGATTTACAAGACGCGATTGCTGAAGCTAAAAAGCAAGCTGATGGCAATTACTTCACTGACTGGCAAGTTGCAGTTATTAAAGATGGTGAGTATCTAAACGGCACACCAGCCTACCACGGCACAAGTTACTGCAAAATTTCCGACATTAGGGAGCTTGCCGAGCGGCACAGAGACCAAGCTGATTTTATTCAAATCAACGGCGGGGCATACCGCCTTGGTGATTACGGCACTATCATCGAACGCCAAGCAGAAGCAGAGCCGACCGGGGATTGGTTTTCAGTAAAAGTTCACATCAAATAAAAATCACCTTTTCTGCATTTTAGAGGTTGACGCAAATCAAAATTGGGGTATTCTACGCACATGACAACGAACGACATGAACAACTTGATTGCACAATTTAAAGCAGCAGACGCAAAGGTCACTCAAATCGAAAACAACGGGGGACTTTACCTTAAAGAATACGCAACAGCATCAACATCGGAATATGATAGAGCATTAGAAGCTGCACAAGAATTACACGCCAAACTTGAGCAACTTGGAATTGACCCTTTTGCTTAATAAGCTCAGGCCCGGCAGAGCCTTAATCTGCCACTAACTAAAAAACGATATGAAAACAATGACACAAAATCAAATTGGCAACCGCCAACAAGACGCAAGCTATCCATATGACATCTTCAGCATTGGCGACAAGGTTTCAATGTTTGGCTGGTCAGACATTAACCCCGGCACTGTAATCAACACCAAGCGCAACGGTGCAGAAGTCTGGGTAAGGGAAGACAAAGCAGAGCTTGCTGCCGGTGAACGCCCTGAGTTTATTGCTGGCGGGTTTGCTGGTCACTGCACCAATCAAGACAAATTAAAATGGAACATCGAAGAAGATAAAAATGGAAGAATCCACGTTTACACGCTTCGCAAGTGGCGGGGAAGGTATTGCTGGACTCCTAAAAATATGACTTTGAGTGGACACCAAAAACTTGCACTTGGATGGCGCAAGCGACACGACTTCAATTTTTAAGCCAATCAAATCAATGCCGGGGGTAAAACCCCGGTTTTTTTGTGCAAAAAAGCAAAAAAGATATTGACCCAAATCAAGAAATAGGTCATATTCACACCGATATGAAAAACAAAATTGAATATTTTTGGAACAGAGAAACATTAAAAAATTACTTTGATGGCTTTGGAACAAATGACATTGTAGACCATGATTTTTCTGACACGCTAAAAAATTGCGCGACACATGAAGAAAAAATAAGCCCGAGTGTTAATGACACACGGCTCGTATTGGTTCGCCATGAATGGAATGAGTTTGAAGGAATTGTAAACGAGCAAGTCGCATATGCTTGGCGTAATTGTCTGCCAGAATATTTTGATGGCGGCTCAAAAGTTCCAGCGCGGTTTCATAACGAATTTAAAAACTGGATTAAGCAAAATTCTGCAAATGACTAAAAAGATGAACAAACAACACGGAGGAAAACGAGCGGGGGCCGGAAGGCCCAAGGGCAGCGGCAAGGGCCGCACTGTTAAGACTAGCAGCATCAACTTACCGCCAGCGGTATGGGAGAAGCTGGACGCAATCCGGGGTGATTTAAGCCGCTCCAAATGGATTGCTCAGACAATTCACAAAATATGATTAGACCGCTAGAACACCCAGAACGAGCCGCGCAACTAGTTGACCTGACAGGCATTAACTACGGCAATCTTAGCCCGACTGATGTTGATGGCTTCCTTGAGATAAAGAATAAGCTCTTTGTCTTCTTTGAGTTTAAGAACGAGAACGCTCCACCAATTGGCTACGGGCAAAGGACAGCACTGGAAAGGGTTGTCGATGCCTTACACCAAAGCGGTAAGGTGTCACTGGCTGTCATTGGTCAGCACAACACAGCTCACACTGATATAGTTAACGGGGCAGCAAGCAAAGCCTTAGAGATACGCTGGCAAGGCCAATGGTTAAGCTTAAAAGATAAGGGATACACTGTAAGGGACTGCGTAAATCAAGCAATGGCTTACGCTTTTACTTAATCAAATGAACAACACTCAAAACACTGATTTAATGCTAATCGTTGAGAGTCAAGGGCTTACGGGTCCTCCCTCCGGGGAGCGTCTTGATGTGAAGTGCCTA